TTCTCCCGATTATCCCAAAACGGTCATGATTCGGTTCAGGACGCGCTAGGACTCAATGATTGCAATGGTTTGGGCCGTATTGAGCCGAGGTTGGTTACGCCTGTTGGTGGGTACGAGTCTTATGGGCCTTTGGTGGTGGAGTTTGCTAGGCGTGAGTTGGGTTTGGAACTTTTCGAGTGGCAGCAGGGCATTCTTCATGATGTGTTGCAGCATGAGAATGGGGTGTTTGTTCACAGCACTGCGATCGCTAGCACGGCGCGGCAGAACGGTAAGTCGTTCCTGTTAAAAGCGTTTGTGGCGTGGAGTCTGATTGAGTTGCCACGGATTTGGGGTCGTCCGGTGTCGTTGCTTTCGACGGCTCATGAGTTGTCGCTGGCGGCTGAGGTGTTTGAGGCTTTGCGCGACAAGTTAGAGGTTTGGGAGGAGTCGGGTTTGTGCAAGGTGACGTATGCGTATGGTCGTCAGAAGGTGCAGATGGTGGATGGCTCTGTGTGGAAGGTGCTTGCTGCTACAGGTAAAAAGCATGGTGGTACGTACGACATTATTTTTGGTGACGAACTGTGGGCTTTAACTGAGGCAACTATTTTTGGGGCGCTCAGACCTAGCCAGATTGCGGTTCCTTCTCCGCTGATGTATTTGACTTCGACTGCTGGTGATGAGTCTTCAACGGCGTATCTGAAACTTCGCGAGCAGGCACTAGGGATTATTGACTCGGGTGTACCTAGTGATTTGTATATGGCTGAGTGGTCGCTACCTGATGGGGTGGACGCACTGGACGAACGGTATTGGGGCTATGCCAATCCGAGCCTTGGGCGGACTATCACCATGAAAGGTTTGCGTAGTGCGGCGGGGGCTCCTGATCGTGCGCAGTTCATTCGTGCCCACCTCAATAAATGGGTGGCGGCTGCACAGTCTTGGATGCCGTTAGGTCTTTGGTCGAAACGTCGTACTGATTTCACTGGCGGCGAGGGTGGATACCTCAGTGTGGACAGTGCCACGGACGGGTCGAAGTATGTGGGCATTTGGGCGCGGCCTGACCCCGAAGGCAGGGTGGTGGTCTCGGTGGCTTTTACTACCGAGTCGAACTTTGACATGTGGCACGAGATTGGGCGGCTTTTGGATGCCGACCCGAAACTGAAACTAGCCATAACCCCGAGCCTGCATTTGCATACCCCCGAGAAATATAAGCATCGCACTACCCAGTGGGGCTACGGCGAACTGCTCAAATGGACGGGTCTGATTAGGTCGTTCATTATTGAGGGTCGGCTAGTGCATACGGGTGAGCAAATGTTGAGCGAGCATGTGAACCGCGCGGTGCTGGTAAAGGCTGAAAACTCGCAGGTGATTTCTAGCCAGCGGAGCCCCGGACCTATCGAGTGCGCACGTTGCATGGTCATCGCGGCTGCTCTTGTCTCCGCCAAACCTTTGAACCAAAACAGGGCGGCAATGGGAACTTCTAGATGATAGTTGCATATGCAATGAGTCTGTGCGAGACTCCATGCAGTGGGTATCTTTACGCCTAAGAAAACTATGTCACCAGAGATGGGTTCAGCGCCGATTAAAGCGGCGGCTGGTGCGTCGATGGTTGGCTCGTTTATTTCGTACAATGTGGGTAGCGACGAGCAACGCGCCCTTAGTATTCCTACGGTTTCACGGGCTATTTCCCTTATGGGTTCCGTGGTGGGGTCGCTTGAATTAGAGCATTATTCGCGCCAGTGGACGGGCGAAGAATACGAGGAAGTGTATCTTCCGACCGAGCCGTGGATGGAACGCCCCGACCCTAAGGTGACGCGCAACTTCATCATGACGCAAACCTTCATTGACTTGTTCCTTCATGGGCGCTCGTTTTGGTATGTGACGTCGCGCTATTCAACAGGTCTCCCAGCGTCTTTCACTTGGCTTCCTGCCTCGTCTGTTTCAACCCCGAATCAGCAAGGCCCACAGTTTTTCGGACAAGCGGATGTTGTCATGTTTAACGGTGTTGAGTTGCCTACTTCGGATGTCATCCAGTTTCTAGCCCCGACTCAGGGAATCCTTTACTCGGGTGCCCGCACAATGTCTATTTCGCTTCACCTTGACCAAGCCGCCGACCGTTACGCCACACTCGAAACCGTGCCGGGCTATCTCCAGCAAAAGGGTGGCGAGACGATGAGCGGTGAGGAACTTGGCGACCTCGCAGCCGCTTGGGCTTCGGCTCGTAAGAACAATGCCGTCGGCGCACTGAACGATTATGTAAATTTCGTGGAATACAAAATCTCGCCAGCCGAAACCGTGGCAAACTTGCGCCAGTATCAGGCTTTAGAGTCTGCCCGTATCGCTGGCGTACCCCCATATCTAGTGGGTGTCGCTACTGGCGGTATGACGTATCAAAACGCTGAACAGTCACGCCAAGATTTGATGTTGTTTGGTGTCATGCCTTATTTGCAGTGCATCCAAGAAACGCTGTCAATGCCGAATGTTCTCCCTAAAAACCGTTTCGTCAAGTTCGACACCGATGAATACCTAAAAGGTGTGGAACGCATGAATGAAGCAATGCCTACAACAGAGGAAGTAGTCGATGATTAAGTTTGACGCAGTACCAGTCACTTTGGATGCCGCAGCATCAGAAGATGCCCCCAAAACCATTACCGGCATTGCCGTACCTTGGGCACCAACTTTTGCGACTGTTTCAGACGGCACCAAAGTGTCCTTTTCTCGCGGCGCGTTTGATCTAAACGCGAAGCCCGCCAAATTGCTTGAAGGTCACGACATGAACCAGTTACGTGGCGTGGTCACCGAACTTGTGGACATGGAAGAAGGCCTCGGCTTTACGGCTCGGTTTGCTGAGACCCGCGCATCACAAGATGCCATTCAGTTGCTGAAGGCTGGCGCATACGACTCAGTGAGCGTTGGTGCCATACCGAAAAAGTTTAAGTACGACAAGAACGGAGTCATGGTGGTTTCATCCGCCGACCTCGTAGAAATCAGTCTTGTCGCCCAGCCTGCATTCAAGGATGCAGTCATTACAGAAATCGCCGCGTCAGAACCTGACGCAGACGAACCCCAACCCGACCATATTCCTGAGGAGGAAACAGTGTCACAAGAAACACCATCGGTTGAGGCTTCGGCTGAAATCGTACCAACTGCCCCTATTCATGCAACCGCTAAGCGCGAGTTCAAAATGCCAAGTGCTGCCGAGTGGATTTCTGCTTCGGTTAAGGGTGGCCCTGAGTTCGCACAGTTGAACGCGAACATCCGTGCTGCTGCACCTGACGTACAGACAACAGACACTGTTGGTATCTTGCCAACGCCAATTCTTCAGCCTGTCTATAACAACTTCCGTGGCCTTCGTCCTGTCATTGACGCCATTGGTGCTAAGGCAATGCCTTCTGGCGGAAAAGTATTTATCCGCCCAAGTGTTACAACTCACACTTCCATTGCTGTGCAGTCCGCAGAATCGGCAACACTTCAGTCCGGTACTTTTGTCGTTACTTCTAACCAAGTAACAAAAGGTACCTATGGAGGCTTCGTGTCCATTTCCGAGCAGGATATGGATTGGACAGACCCAGCAGTTGTTGGTCTGGTACTTGACGATATGGCACGGATTTACGCAAACGCCACAGACAATGTTGCAGCCGACGCGCTTCTTGCAGGTTGCTCACAGTCCGCAGTACTCACCGACCCAACCAGCCCTGCTGAATGGATTAGCGACATCTACGACGCATCTTCAACCATCTTGAACAACTCAAACGGCAACTTGCCCACCCATCTTTTCCTCAGCCCAAATATGTGGGCAGCCGCTGGAAAATTGGTGGACACAACGGGCCGTCCGTTATTCAGTGCCGTTGGGCCCATGAACGCCTACGGTTCACAAACACCAGCAGTTACAGACGGCATCGTTGCCTTCGGACTCAAAGTAGTTGTAGACCGTAACTTTGCAGCCGATACTGTCATCGTCGGTGACGCTAGCGGCTTCGAAATCTTCGAAGAACAAAAGGGTGCTATCAGTGTCGATGTTCCACAGAACCTCACACGCACACTCGCGTTCCGTGGGTATTTGGCAACACTTATGATTGACGCCACAAAATTCGTAAAACTCACCTGAGTTTGACGGACTAGTAGAAGTAGCAGAACGATGGCATCATTTGACCTCGCATTTAACACGCGCCTAGATGGTGTCGTCGTTCTGCAAACTCTCTTACCTTCGGGCATCCAAACGGGTGACACTGTAACCATCGCTGGGAACGCTGTCATCACTGCTGGTGCTTATAAGGTGACCAACACTGAGCCCTACGAATTCACTGGGCTAGACGATGAAGGCGACTTCCAATTTGACTACGCCGTCATCATGGACAACCAGTTTTTAATTGTGAACGCTGGCGCGGATGTTTCTCGTACGACCGCCGCGGGTACTGTCACTTTCACTCCTTCGGTTACTTGGATTACCAACGCCGATGTGATCGCATGGCTGGGGATTGACCCTGCCACTGCTAACGACACTGCTTTCGTGACGACGTGTGTCGCAGCCAGTAATTTTTGGTCGTGGAATAAGCGCCGTGAGGCAGGCTATGCAGACGCCCTCACAGCCTCCCCAAATGCTTCGGTAACGCTCGGTGCCACAATTTAC